GCTGTTCCATAAGGAGAACCTGAGTTCTGTCTTGGCAATAACTGGACAGTTACCGATGGATTAGCTATATTTGAACCATTAAAGTTAATATCTGGCAACATTCTCCATACAAATCCAAAACTTTGACCTACGCCAATATCAAAGTCGGAGGACTGAACATAAGCCGTAATGGGTTGAGGACTAGAAGTAGATACATCATCAACACCATTTTCATGGTACAAAAGCCTACGATTGTAGTCAGCTGCAATTGGATAGCCACGAATCGCTGTATCAATCCAAGCTGTTCTTGCCATTGTTCCATAAGACCAAACTTGATCTACATAATTGTAAATGACATACTTATCAACTGTATTGTTAGAACTTTCATTGCTGACATAGAACCACCAGATTTCATTAAAGCCTTCATTAGCTCCAGCAAATACTTGGAAGTTTTGATTGATATTAATATCGTCAAAAATATACTGACGTAATGTACAAGGTAGGGTTTGTACTGTACCTGTATACATATAGAACTTACCTTGTCCCATCCAATAAGTAATATTGTTGACTGTAATCATGGCATTTGGACCCATGATGGATATGTTATCCATCAGGATATTGAATCCCCAAACATACGGCGCACCCAAGTACTGCATTGAGTATAAGCACGAATCAGTCCATACTAGAATTTCCTGACGGGTTGCCCTTGCACCCATGATATACGAGCCGTTTGATAGCCGGAATTCACCAGATTGGTTTGTTAATTGTGGAACCCACTGATACGCATTAGCCTGATCTGACCAGCGAACTAACATAGGATCAAATGCACTTCCTGTTACACCGCCGTTATAGGAGTTAGCACCAAACATAATGACAAACTCTTGTATAGCTGAAGCAATAATTTGGTTTGTAGCCGTAGGCACATATTGCCCTGAGTAAGATATATTGTAATTACCTGAACTTGGAGCAGTTGTAGTTGTAGTAATAGGAACAGTAGTAGATCCCTGAATATATGTTGAGGCTACTTGAGTATTAGCTGGAAGCCCTGTACCTGTAATATAACAGCCCGGAACTAAATTAGTTACATAAGCAAGGGTAATTGTTGTAACACCGGACGAAAATGTAGCCGTTGTAGTGTACAGCGTAGTCGTGTTAGCCAATGAAGCCAAAGATACTGCACGAGTACCTACTCCACCAGACTGCTGCCAGTAATAGGGTACGCCACCACGCTGAGCAATGAGCAAATCTTGACCAAAGTTATCATTAGACCAAAGCAATAACTGTTGAGCTACACCGCCAGTAGATGATGCAGTCCCCCAACCACTAACGCCCCAACCACCTGCGCCCCATCCAGTACCAATCTGATAGACGTTTAATCCGGTATAAACCTGATAAGCTGCTGTTACCGAGCTTCCGCCGCCTGTTGTTGCACTTGTGGAAAACGCACCAGATATGCTAACTGTATAAGAACTGGAACTAAGTATAGTTACGATCTCTTGCTGGGCATTAATGTTTGCAGCGGTAAAGTTATCAACAGAGGTAGACCCACTAAATGTAACAAAGTCATTCTGTGTAGCACCGTTACCTGCATCGGTCACCGTAATTAACGAACAACCTACTCCCGCACCAGATGTATGGCTAGCTGCTGTAGTGCCATTGTATCCACGGGTTAACCCTACTAATGTACTGCCAACTACACCGTTATAATATATTTGTTCCGAATCAATATTAACAATCCCCGGGGAATTAGGGAAAGAAGCGGCAGAAGTTAAAGTAAGGGATGAAGTATTGGTTGCACTTAGGTTTGCGCCAAGCGTAGTATAGGAAGTAGAAAATGGATTAGAGCCAAGTGTATCGGTTTGTCTGATTGGCGTAATATCATTGTATGCACCATTTTGATAAATATAGTACTTGAGGTTTGTCCCTACGCCAACGTAGTTATTTTGACCATCAAGACTTACCCAGTTCCATAAGGATCTGCATACACCCAAGAATTGGTTTGCAACAACCTGAACCCACCCGCCGATTTTCTCAGGAAAGCCAGAGCGAAATCTTACTTTGTCGCCATCATACCAGCCGCCCTCGTTAGAGTAATCTGTACCCTCACGATTAAGCCCCGGTCTGAAAGAAAGTTTTTGCAATGCCATGATTATCCTTATGCGATAGTGCCGCCAAGCTTTTTATAACGATCCAGCAATACGTGCAAATCATTCTCGTGCTGACCGTAACCAGCGCCTGGAAGCGATGCCCAAATGTGACGACACTTATCTAGTGCTATTCCAATATACCCAGCCTCTACATCTGCTAGAGCCTTGCATTCTTTTATCTGCTGGATTGCAATAGAATCCTGTGATTCTGGGCTAAAGTCTTTTAAGTCAAGTTGCTTTTTATAAACGTCGAAATATCGTGCGAGGACCTGATAGCGTCCAGCAGCAGTTGATGCCAAGCCTTGGCGTAGTACAACGAGCTTTCTTGGATGGTCTGCATAGCTGTCAAATAATCCTCCTCCGACGAGTACATCATATCCTCGATCATTCGTTTTTTGGATGCCATTATCAGTACCCTCCGAGTAAGCAATAGTTGAAAGCATAGCACTTAAATTTTTACTGATTTCCATTGCTCGCCTTTTTTAATTCTATGCATTTCCATTTGGCATCCTGCTTTTTAAAGTCATTGTTTATCCTCAAAAGCTTTTAAGTTAGGACTCATTTTACCGCCGGTGTCGAGTTGTACAACATCTCGTCTTTGTGTTGGCTTCCAGCGGATGAGCCAAAGTAAAAACTGATCACCCCAGTCCATGCCGTCCCCAGGCTTCCCAACATAATCATTAATGGATTGGATTCTTTAGCGTAGCCCATCATCAGCGCATACAAGATACTAAAGAACCCAGCAGTTACAGCAGCAGCAAGAATTGCAGGGATAGACGATTTTGTAGCCATCTGCATATCACGGGCTGACTTACGATCTTCCGTAGCTAACTGTTCAAAGTTAAGACCTAAAGCCTGTGCTTGTTTTTGCAATTCAATTTCAGCAACTTTAACCTGTGCTAATTGGTCAGCAGATAACTTGCCAGACTCAATCATAGACTGCACTTGGTTTTCAGGAACGCCAAATACTTTAGCTAGTGCTGTAACTGCAAGACCTGCCAAAGGGCCACCTAAAGCGGTAGCAATCGTAGGAGCAAGTTGCATTAACCATTCCATGATTAATCCTTAAGTTTTAATACAAGGTAAGAGTGCCACGTTAACTGGTCGAGTTTCTGATCCGCCATTGTTTTGAATGCTTATTCCTGTATTTGCTACATTTGTTGAGTTTGCATTAAAAGTGTAGTCGTTACCCCCTTGTACGCCCGATCCAGCAGGTGCGCCAAAACTTCCGTATATATGTGCGTGACCCGGATCATTAACGCCGTGGCTGTGGCTTCTGTAAGCATCCGATTGTGTACTACCAAATGCACGACCTGAGTCTACACCTCTACCATCATCATAACCTCGTATAAACTCACCACGAAGGTCGGGAAGGTTAAATGTAGTCGAGCCATCTCCAGCACCATATATTGTTCCAACTACAGAAAATAAAGCTGAATATGTGGAACGAGAAATTGCTGCGCCGTTACACTCTAAATAACCAGACGGTGCAGTGGAGGCGGCAAAATGAAATACTGCCCCTGTTGGAACAGAAGAGATTGACGAACCATTTACCAGTAGTTGTCCCGATCCTTTTGGTACAAGGTTAATATTTATATTTGTGTCACTACCTTGTGCAGATATTGTTGGAGCATTACCCGTAGTTGCCGCTGCTGTCTGCAAATAATTAACTGCTGACGCTGTGCTTGTCACGTTAAACTGAAGTGCGCCGCTACTATTTTGAAAGGCCGAATAATTATTTGCGGTTAAATAAACACCGCCTGTACCTTTGGATTGGATTACAATAGGAATGTTTGTATCACTACCTTGTGCAGATATTGAAGGTGCGTTTCCAGTTGTATTCCCTGACGCTTGAATGTAATTAACCGAAGAAGAA